CGCAGGAAAATCCCAGTCCAGCTGTACGCCCCAGAGTAATGGCGTGGTCCGAAAGTTAACGGGTACCGGTGGCGCTCCTGTTTTACCTGTTAACGTGACTTCCAGCGATGTGGCCCAGCTCGAGGAAATCTCGGCTGCATTGATGGCCCGGACGCGCACCAGATAGCGACCGGCATAAATGGCAGCCACCTCAAACGAGGTGGTGGAGCTGCGCGGTACGTTTACCCAGTTCCCGTCATTGCGGCGCCACTGAGCCTCATAGGCAATGGCGTTCGGTGCCGGGTCCCAGCTGGCGCGCATGGTTTCGATGCTGATCCCCTGATTCACCATCGAGTAGGAGCTGATGACAATGTTTCCCGGAGCAAACTGGTTACCGGGAGGGATCATGCTTACCGGACGCTGGTCAATGATGGCGCCAGTATCAATACGGGCATACTTGTCTGGATCATGCCATGCTCCGGCAATCGAGAATGTGCCATCGTTATTATCTTTGACGCTTATGACCCGGTACTGCTGGGCGTAGAGTTCGTCAGATTCCACTACCCAGACGCTTTCTGCCTGCGGCGTTTCGCTGTATGCCGTGCTGACCGTTACGGCCTTGCCGTTTACCGCTTGAATGGTACGGCTCTGGGATGCCCCGGAAGGCAGGTTCAGAATCAGGCGATTCCCTGCAGCGGCATCCGGTGCGCGGTCCAGCGTGATCACCCGGCCATTCAC